GAAAGTTCTAATCATATTAATAGTTTAATAGAATTGTATGAAAATTTTGCAAAAAAGTTTGATTATGCTTTAGAGTCGTGTTAATATATAATAGTATTAAATAGAGTTTTCCTATGGATTTAAATTTTTGGACAATATCGATAGCCGTTGCATTCGTAGTAGGCTTAATATTAGGTTTTGTAGTGCAAGACTTAATTCACGTCAATCATATCGAATCAAAGGTTAAATCCAAGCTAAAGAAAGAGAGAATGCACATTTGGGTATCGGCTTGGAGATATTGTATTTTTCGTGTAACGGATGAGTGGAACGATAATGTAGAAGCATTTGCCATTCGTTGCGCCGAAGATACATTTGAGGATTGGCACAAAACATTAGAAAAATAGGAATCTCCATAATTCGGAGATAAAAATGCTAATTATAGATTTTAATCAGATCATCATCTCATCGTTGATGGCACAATTAAAGAGTGACAAGACAAAAGAAATAAATGAGAATTTAGTAAGACACATAGTACTATCGAACATACTACATCTAAAGAAAAAGTTTCCAGAATACAAAGAAATTGTTTTAGCTGCCGACGATAAAAATTACTGGCGCAAAGATTTTTTTCCATACTACAAAGCACAAAGAAAGAAGTGGAGAGATGATTCCGAATTTGATTGGAATTTAATTTTCAATTGTCTAAACAAGATAAGAAACGAAGTCTCGGAAACCTTTCCGTACAAAGTAATACGTGTCGAAAAGGCCGAAGCTGATGATATTATTGCCACACTCTCAATAGATAAATCTCGTTCTGGCGAAAGTGTGATGATAGTTTCCGCTGATAAAGATTTTGTGCAATTGCAGAGATTTGATAACATCAGACAATATTCACCATTTATGAATAGGTTCTTGAATCATCCAAATCCTTTGGAATTTTTAAAGGAACATATACTACAGGGCGATAGAGGTGATGGTGTACCAAACTTCTTATCAGCCGATGACACATTTGTTTCCGATAAAAGTCAGAAACCAATTCGCAAAGAGAAACTTGCAACTTGGCTCAAGTCTGATCCAAAAACATTTTGTGATGATATAATGTTTAGAAACTTTAAAAGAAATGAACAAATAATTGATCTTACAAAAATACCAGAAGATATAAAGGATAAGGTTAGACAAAATTATTCGTCATACATAATACCTAGTAGGAATAAATTATTTCCATATTTTGTCGAGAATCAATTAAATTTGTTATTGGAGGATATCAATGACTTCTAAAATAAGAACTGTGGGTGATGTGATAGATGCGGTAAGGAAAGAAATCAAAAAGGCAGACAAAAAGAAACTTCTCAAAGAACATGATACACTTGCATTAAGAACATTACTGAGGCTTCAATTTGATGCAAATCCGATTGTTAAGCACGATTTGGCCGAAGGTGTACCAGAAGGTTCCATAAAGTCGTGGCCACATGAAGAGGCGCCTGCCAATCTTTCGACTATATATAAAGAGTACAAGAATTTTTTGTCTGCTAATACTCACATGACCAAAGTTAAAAGAGAAATGAATTTTTTAAAAATTTTGGGCAAATTGAATACTAGAGATGCAACAATATTAGTCAGTGTAAAAGACAAAAATCTTGACTTGGGTTTAACGAAAAAGGAATTACAATCAGTTTTTCCTGATACCTTTTTTTAGGATTTTATGTCGAAGAAAAATATTCTAAGGTCGGTTTCTAAATTTGTTTTTCATTTGTCTTTGTTTTTGCTGACCTTTCATTTTACGTTTTACTGCTTTTCACTGTTCATTGATTTAAGCGAACCATTGCCCAATTCTGGAGTTGCAACAGACGCTATAAAAAGAAATCCTGTCATACACGAAATTTTCAGTAAAACTAGATGGTCGGAAGTTAGACCATGTGCTGAGTACATAAATGAAATGCAGCAATTTGATAAGGCCAAATCTTGTTCAAATTTAGCATTTGTATCGGAATACAACAAAACATTACCGGATAGTGTTTCAACACCACCTAGATGTTTTGTGCTTCCACATGGCTCACCTGATGTATTCTTCAGTGAAGAAAATTACATGAATTTTAGTCCGATAAGAATCGGTAATATGGGCTTCTTATCCATAGTAGGATTATATCATCCTGAAACCGAAACAATCTTTCTTGTGGAAAATTATGATATAGCAAAGGTGTATAGACATGAATTGCAACATTATTTTCAACATAAACTTGACCCTCAATTATTAAAGCATAATCATAAAGGTTTAGTATGGAATCTTTGCGAACCTAAGTATTATACGACTTCACAAGAACAAATAAATTTATATAAACAACAACTACACTTGATTAGAAATCAATAGTGTGTTATAGTTAAATTAAGTTTACAAGAATAGTATTTAATACTATTAAGAAAAAAAGTTGAAATGAAAGTCTCGAATTTTAATAAATAAATGGAGATACATTGTATGCCAACATACGATTATCAATGTCAACAATGCCTACACACTTTCGAGGAGGTTTTAAAAATCGATGACCGCAATCTACCTACTTTGTCTCCTTGCCCTCAATGTAACACAGAACAATCAATACTGCTTATCGTGGGTTCGCCACTAATAGCAGATCCAATTCGTATCGGTGTAAAAAAGCCTCATGGAGCATTTACTGAAAGAATGCAGGAAATGAAGAAGAGGCTAGGTCCAAAGGCAAACATTCAAGTATAAATGAAAAACGATAATAACTACCTAAAGTACAACCTAGAAGATATTGATTTATCTGAATTTGAAAATATTGAAAATGCTGAAATTGAAGATAGATCAATTAAAATAGAAGATAAGAGAAGACGACAAAAAAAATTATTGAGGCGCATGTACGATTTAAAGTTCATAGAGCCAATAACAGAAAATCAAAAATTAGCATTTGAACATTGGTCAAATGATAAAAATTTGTTATTATTTGGTGCCGCAGGGTCCGGTAAAACTTTTTTGGCAATTTATTTTGCACTAAAAGAATTAAAAGCTGGAACCGTGAACAAAATTTATATCGTCAGAAGTGCCGTTACTACTAGAGATCAGGGATTTCTTCCTGGTTCATTAGCAGAAAAAATGGCTCTGTATGAAATGCCATATAGAGATATTTTTAAACACATGACACTAAGAGCCGACACCTACGATATACTGAAAACAAAGGGATATTATGAGTTTATGTCAACTTCTTACATAAGAGGTTTAAACATAGACGATGCAATCATAATATTAGATGAAGCACAAAACTGTACATTTCATGAAATAGATTCTCTGTTGACACGAGTTGGTAAAAACACAAGATTGATATTATGTGGTGACACTGCACAAAATGATTTGCAAATGCATAAAAAGATGGAAACTGGTATTAATGAACTGATATCTATTGTACATGATATGGAAGAGTTTGGTTGTGTAAAATTTACAATAGATGATATCGTAAGATCAGGCTTTGTAAAGAAATATTTACTTGCAAAAATGCGACTAGGTGTATTATAATCACCTGTCATTTATCATATTGGAGTTTATTATGTTGGTGATTATGTTTGGTCACAGAATGTATCGTGGCAAAGATACTGCTGCATTACATTTGATAGAGAAGCACGGATTTAAGAGATTTGCATTTGCCGATGCGCTTAGACACCACGTTGGCAAATTGTACAATATGTCTTGGGAACAGTTGAGCACAGAACTTAAATCCGTGGTTGATACAAGATACAATCTTACGCCTAGACAAATATTGCAAGATTTTGGCAGAGAGCAAAGAAATAGAGATCCACATATTTGGGTTAGACAGGTTTGTGAAGAAGTCAAAAATTCAGGGCTCAATAAAGTTGTAATAACAGATTTTAGATATCCAAACGAATATTATTACACCAAAAAGTCACTTGAAGATTGTAATGCAAGAATAGTTACTATAAGAATAGATAGACCAGAACTAGATGATGCGCCGCTACCTGGAGCACAAAATGAATCCGAATTGGCTTTATCCGATTTCGGCGAATGGAATCACATTATAAATAATGATTCGAGTGTGGATGATTTACATAAAAAGATTGAATATATATACCACAACATAAATGCTCAATTTATAGGAAGCTAAACATGTCGAGTAAAGATGCACTAAAAGAATTATTAAAGTCCGTCAAAAATAATGATGCCGTAAAAGCCGAAGAATCTTTCAAGAAGGTTATGGCCGAAAAGATCGTAGCAAAGATCAAAGAGCATTATAAGACGGTAGCAAAAAATATGTTCAAAAAGTAACATATTTAAAAAATAATGAACATTTTATTTGACTTTTTTCTCGATACGGTTTAGTATAATATTTGACTATGGACAAATTCTGATGGCGAGAAAAAAGCAAATGGAGTGTTTAGATACGGCCACAAATCAAGTTAAAATATTAACGCCAGAGAAGTTTTCGATGATGGTCGAAGCTAAGGTTCAAACCGGCTTGACATATCTTGAGGCTATTATGGAATTTACCAATGAATATGATGTCGATCATACCGTGATCAAAAAACTAATCACACCAAACATTAGCTTCTCATTAAAACAAGAAGCCATTCAATTAAATCTAATTAGAACCAAAACAAAAAAGAATTCAAAAAAATTATTCTGATGAGCAAAGTTGAAAATTATTATGTAATGTTTAGAGCTTTACAGAAACATTTCACCACGAAGTACGATTATTTTAAATATTCTGGCAATTGTAAGATCTCTAAGACTTACATGAAAAATAATGAGTTGACCTGTTTTGCATTAATGAAAAGATATGATATAGAATCGTACAAATGGTTATGCATATCAAATCTAATAAAAAATCCAAACATATGGCTAAACAATTTACTTGAAAGCGGTAGTGAAGAAAATTATCATAATAAGATAAAAGATCTGTCTGCATTGTCATACAACTTTAAGAATGACATGCATAACATAATACAGACTGGCGATTTCAATAGTATGCTATCACCAAACTCGGAAGAATTGCCCGTGGTGTATAGAATGACCAGAAAAGGCGAGATTAAATTAGAAACCTTAATAATTC